TTTCTTGGTTCATAAGTGCTTTTGCCTTGTCTAAATTCATTCTTTGGTTTTCATTTTTCTTTTGTTGCTCTAAATCAGCTGCTCTTAGGTCAACTTCTCTAGCTTTTAGCTTAATTAATGGATCTCCGCTAAACTCACCCATTATTTTTTGTTCTTCCTCCATATAATCTTTAGTCATTTCAGCAATCAACACAGCTTTTCTTCCATTTATGGTTTGAGTTAGCTGAGTTACTTGTTGAATCAACTGTTGATTCTGTGGTTGTTGTTTTAACATCTGTTGCATTTGTTGAGCTTGTTGTAATTCTTGTTGAAACTCTAATTGTATTTGTTCTTGTGCCATTAAACTAATTCTCTCTAATATATTTTTTTGTAATGAAGCCATAACAGCAGGTGAATTTTGTATCATATTAGATTTCATAAAGTTTAAGTGTGAATCAATGTGTGCTTTGTGATCTTGACCAGGAAAAGCTTGAAAAGGTTTGCCACCCATAGCTGCAATTTCTTCCATACTTGGATCTATTGGTTGTGGTTGTATTGGTGGTGGTAAGATTGCATTTATATTTTTAATACCAATCGCATTATACATAGATCTGTAAGCTTGATAAAGATCATGAACTTCTGGATTTGATTGAGCTAATTGTAATTGTATTTGAGCTAAATTAATTCTTTGTGTTTGTGAAAATATGTTTGGATCAGCTACAGGAACAATATCTACTCTATCATCAAAGTCTGAAACTTTAACATTTCTTGATGCTCCTGGAACATCATATGGATATTCAGCTGGTAAGTAAGTTTTAAATACATTAGCTAATAATTTAAACTCTTCTTTTAAACCTACGTATAATCTTTTGTGTATAGCTGACATTACCCGCGATCCACGTTCCAATAACGCGACCGTCGTTCCGACTGCAGCGGTTTGGTTCATGTCGCCAACTTGTGCATCTGCGATGGACGCGAAGCGTTGGCCTGCTTGTACTACAACTCCCATCAAAGCTAATAAAGTTTGATCTGGGCCTTTGAATGGTAATTGCATAAACTGATCTTTAATATTTCCGCCAGGTGCATCTACATCTCTAAATTCACCAGGTTGTAATGGTTGTGCATCATCTCTAATTCTCATACCTCTAGTTTTAAAACCAGCAGGTAAGTTAGCTAAAGTTCCGGCATCAAGTAATTGTCTTAACGCAGCTGTTGCAGTTCTAGATAAACCACCAATCATGTGAATTAAACCAAACCCATAAAAACCAGTACCTGGTAAAAATTTAAATTGTACAAAGTAATGTTTTTTCTTTTTTAATAGATCATCAGGTTCATAGTTTCTTCTAATAGATAAAACTTTTTGAGAAGATTCATCAATTGTAATAATGTAAGGTAATTTAATTCCTGTTTCTTCTCCTTGATTATCAACATCAGGATAATCTTCTAAATCTAAATCTGTATGTATCTCTAACAGAGTATACATGTTATCGTTTTGTTGATCGTTTCTTGTAACGCCTTCTAACTCTAATTGTTTAGTTTTAATTTCACTTTCGTTAATTGGAGGATCTCCTAATTCTATATCTCTATAGAAACCACCAACTTGTTGTTTTCTTAAATCGTTTTCTGATATTTTAATAACGTGAACAATAGATTCTGCATCATCTAAACTATTTGCAGTGTAAGGGACAACCAAATCTTCTGCTTGTACAAATTTAGAGACGGCTCTACCTAAAAGATCGTCATAATAAACTTTCTTAAAAGTAGAACCGGTTAGGGGTAGATAGAAAAGCATTTGATCAAACTCTGGTTCATATTCTTTCATCTGATCCATAAGTTGATAGTTCATAAAATCTTTAACTCTATTAGCTTGGTCTTGTTTTTCATTTGATACGTCACCTAAAATTTGTGCACGCACAGGACCGTCTGCTGGTAATAATTCTTTGTAAGCTTGTGCTTGAAATTGTGTAACCGCTTCAGCAAGTACAGGGTGAGTAACACCTGATGCACCTTTGAAGGGTTCTGTTCTTCTTTCGTATTTAAAACCTAATAAATTTAAACCTTCTCTATAACTGTCGGCCCAGTCAGCTCTTGATTCTTTGTATTCTGTATAGCTGTCAAAAAGTTTACCACCAATTTCTTCTAGTGATTCATCTTCCATAAGTTCTGCAAGATTATCAAAATGACCTTTGGATTCTAATGCTTCTGCTTTAGGGTCGAACGAAATTTCCGCACCACCTTGGTCATCCATGGTGATTTCTGTTTCGTCTGTTGTGATTACTTCTTCTGTTCCTGGAACAGCTACTTCTACTTCTTTTGATTTGTCCTCAATGTCTACATTGGGCAATGACTTATCTACGCTATCTACCATATCTCTTTCCTGTTAATTATTTTACACCTTTGGCGGCAACTATACCCCCATTAAAGTAGGATGTAAAGCCTCCTTGTTTATATTCAACTTCATCTTCAGTCATAATTGATGGAAGACCTGCTAATTCTTTTTTACGAAATTCTGGATCTTCTCTCATAAGTTTATTTTTAGCAGCCACATCTGCCGAAACTTGATAAGCAGCAAAAAGATCTCTTGGATCTGTAATTCCTGCTTGAACAGCTTTTCCTACATCATAAACACCTAAAGCTGTGCCTACAAGAGGTAAAGCTTTCAATACTGGTTTAGCTGCTTTAAAAGCTCCTTTAATCATTGAGGGTTTAGATACTTTATCTATTGTAGTTATTTTTCTATCTACATATTTTCTTAAATCTGTCATTTGTTTATCTACATCTATTTTAGGTGCTCCAATATATTTTCCTTTTACAAAAGCCCTAACTCCTAATCTTTTTAATTTTTTATCTGCTTCTAATTTTGTTATATTTTTAGTATCTAAAGCAGTTAAAACTTTTTTCTTTTCAATGTTTGAACTTCTTGTTGCAATCTGTCCTTTTTTGTAATCTTGTTTCACACCTTTTGTGTGTTCATATTCAGCTGCACTTCTATTCATAGGATTAGAACCCATTTTTCTAGCTTCTAATATATCTAAAGCTTCTCCATAAGTTATGTTTTGATTTGGAACTTTAGTAAATTTAAATTGTTTTATTTTTTTAATTAAGTTTTCTCTTTTCTTAAATTGAGGGTGTTTTGTTATAGGTATAGAATTTTTTGGAGCATTAGGTAATGGTTTTTTATTTGCACCAACAACAGAATAAATTTTACTACCTTCTTTAATTCCAACCACGGCATTTTTAGGACCACCTCTAATAATTTTTAAATCAGCATTTCCTTGTCTAGCTGCTCTAATCATATCTCTAATAATAGCATTATCTGGATTTATTAAAGCTCCACCATACCCTTGCTTAATAACCACACCTCTTAATCTTGCTAAATCTTTTTCTCTTTTTCCGCCTTCATAATACATCTTCTTTTGTTGTTTACTTCTTCTTTCTTGTACTTCAGGTTTACCTGTGTATTTTCTATTTTTTGCTAAAATTTTTTTTCTTTTTTCTGGATCTTGGTATGCTAAATTCTGTAGTTTTCTTCTTTGTGCTTGAGCTTCTGGTGTTTTTGCTTTTGCTGATCTCTGTTCTGCTCTAACAATATTACGAGCTTGATCATATTTAGGATCTCCTTTTTTAAAACCAAATTTACTTTTACTAAAATCAGCTTCAGGAAATCTTTTTTTAATTTCAATTATTTTATTTTTTGGTACAGGAGGACCTTGAGTTATTTTTAAAAGTATATCTGTGAATAGAGTTTCGTCGGCCATTATGAATAATTAGAGAAACCGGTTCCGGATCCTCTTGATCCTGTAGGTTCATTTACTGAAGTACCAAATTGACCACCAGTTGCTCTATCAACACTACTACCACTATCTATAATTTGTTGGATTCTGTTTCTTTCTGCTGCAAGTTTAGCCTCCGCAGCTTCCTTCGCTGCTTTTTCTTCTGCTCTTCTTGTAAAGAAATCATCAAGTTGTTTTTTACCAGCAGCAGCTTTATTTTTAATAAAACCTAAAGTCTTCATAGCTGGGCTAAAAGATAACAAATTCAGTATACCTGATTTTTCTTTATCCAACATGTCTTGTTCTTCTTGTGTAATACCTTTTTGTTCAGGAGTTAAATTTGCTAAACCATATGCTTCTGTTTCATAATCAAAATTAGGATTTCCTCTAGGATTTATAGGATCTCCTCCACCATCACCACCATCAGTTGATACAATAGGTAGAATAGGTTTTATAATATTAGGAACTATAGGAGATGCTACCCTTGATGGTTGTACTACATTAGTTGCTGTAGTTGTAGTTGTTGATGGTTGATTTGTTCCATACCCAAAAAAATCTTCATATTCTTGTTGAGTATATTTATCTTGTAAAGATGGATTAGCTAAATAAG